TATATTTTGATTTGGAGTCAACTTTACCAAGGTATAAACCGTCTGCATAAGGTCTAGCCTTATTGCCTTCAAGAACCTGCACCATACCTCTAATATCACAAGCGTCTAATGTGTCGCCTGCTGTAAAGGTAGCTATTGTATGGTTGTTACCATAATATGCCGTTCCATTATCCAACTCTAGTCGGACTAATCGGTTTAGGGTTTCTCCCATGTTTTGTCCAACGAGTGAGATTTTCTCTTTCATTCCAGAATCAATTGATGTTAATGTCAAAAGTTTTGAATGAGTGGTAGTTAAACCATACTCTGAAAGAGTTACTGCTACTGTTGAGGCATTAATCGCACAAGTCACAGGATTAGAAGCCTCTCCTAATGGAGAAGTTATAATTGTGAGTGGATTGTACCTTGTAAAGTTTACAGTTCTTCCCTCGTTTTTAGGAGTGGTTCTTTTTTGAGCACCTTCTTCTAGCACCATTTCATATTCTGCCCTTGCTAGAAAGACTTTCTCATAATAAGTTGCCACTTCCTGCGCCAAACCACTTGTCGTGTTGACGTTTTGAATTGTATCTATCTGTACACCTACTGCTGCCATTTAGTTTTTCTATTAACAAAGGTTGGAGGCGAGCCTACGATAGCGATATGAGGTATTTATTATATTTTGATGGTCTGCCTATAAGAATAGATATATTAGTGTTTTCTATTTCTTTATCGGGTATAAAATAAACTGCCTGTAACTTCTTTTGTTCATCTAACCCAAATAGTATAAAAAAATCTACTAAGCCCTTTTGTCTTGTTAGGATAAATTTCCATCTTGGATAATTACCCTTCATTAAGTGTGGCTTAGATGTTTTTACATCTATTTTCTTATTAAGCCATATAAGGTCAATTCTTTCCCCTTTCCATATAGAGTTTTTTAGTAATTTTAGAGCTAGTTTTTCTCCTGTTATTCCAGTTGAGTCGGTAGGCATAATTGGTCTATCTCTATCCGTACTGATGCCCAATCTTCTTAACCGCCTAGCCTGATATTCTCTAAAATACTCAAGTCTCCTCTTAGACCTTGCTTTGGCTTTAGCATCCCATGAGCTCATATCACCATTGTAGGCTCATCTTTGCCCTTTGTCAATGTACTTTTTTTATCACCCCGCTTTCTGCTAAGGTTAGGCTTGAACTATCCCTAATTCTTGTTCAAGCTCAGCTATTGATTTCTCTTTAGCTGTTTTCTCCCCACTTTTTACAGAAGTAGGCCTTAGAGCGGTTTCAGATACTTGCTTAGCAATATTCTCTGTCGCCTGACCAACTTCTTTCGATACTGCCCCTTTGTAGGGTTTCATCAATTTATCTACAATTGTAGAAACTGATGCGGAGTAAGGGTTCACTTTTACATGAGCCTCTACTGCCTCGGTTATCGAGTCGGAAAGCTCTTTATTAAAACTTTCGCTATCAGGGTCTAGTTCAGGATATTTTCGAATAGCGTCTCGTGATTCGTTATTTATACGATTCACCGCCTCTGATTGTTTCAGCCTAAGCTGTACAAGAGAGTCCGCTGTCCTTGTTACATCCTGTTGATATTGCTCGGGAGTTACTTCTGTCCCTGGCTCATACTGAGGTGTATATTGTCCTTGTATAGGCTCTACTGAGCCTGTAAGTTCCTCTAGTCTTTGAGCGAGTGACTGAGCTTGCTCCTTTGCCTCGTCTCTTTCTTTGACAAGTTCTTTGACCCTTGATTGAAAGCCTTTTTTGGGCTTTTCCTCTGTTTCGGTAGGTTCTTCGGTAGTACCAGATGCCTCTGGTTCTACTGTTTCTTCTACTTCCTCAGTTGGTTCCTCTGTAGTCGGCGATTCTACGGCTGGTTCCTGTACCTGAGCTTCACTTTGCTCATCCGCCTTTTTATTATCATCCATTTTGTTCACCTCCTTCCTTGTGAACTTCACACCTGTTTCGTAGTGCGAGGTTACGCTAGTAATTAACTAGGTCTTAGGTATTTTAAGTACCTAAGACTAAGTAAACTACTTTCCTCTACCTGTTGGATTACCTGCTGATACTACGCCTGGGGCTCCTCCTGCTGTTTTTCCTGATGCTGGCGTTGGAGCCGCTTTTGGCTCAAACGTAGCTGCTGTCTCTGGGAACTCTGCTGCAAGAGCATCTCTCTCAGTTCTCTCGACTGGAGTAAGACCGTCTCCGCGCTTTGCTAGTTCCTTAAATCTGTCTAATCTTTTTTGATCTATCATAGTTTCACCTCCTTTTTAAAATTGGTTGTCCTTTTTCATTTATACCTATTAATATCCTTTCCATACCTATCCAGCTTGCGTGTTCAAGTTCACAACTTTTACATATAATGTATGGGCCTTGTTGTCTCCATTCATGATTTCCTTTTGGGTTAAATTCAAAGGTTGGCTTATTAAAGTCCAAATCCTCATATAATTCTTCATTTTGCATTTTCCAGAGCCTCATGGGCATCATCTACCACATTAAAAATTTTGTTCAAAACTCCTTTTACTTGAGAAATAACTATAGTGTTTCTTCCTATCTCTTCTAAGGATGAGCCTGCCTCTATTGCCTGCTCGGCTATCTGGTCTAGTAAAACTATCTCGCTGTCAATGTGCTTCTTTAATATTTTCCAAAATGCTTTATCTGCTCCCTGAGCAAGAACTTTTTCTTCATCTGTTAATATCTCTTCGTCTTCCTTTGGCTCCCTTTTAATAAAAGACGGTATATTAAACGCTGGTTTCAAAGCTGTCTCATCCATAATAACCTTATTGACCTGATATACCATTAGTCATTTGTCCTTGTATATCTTCTGGCATTGGTGGAGTTTGCCCAACTCCTTGCATTTGATTAAGTGCTTGCTGGAATTGTTCACTATCTTTTTGTAGAACTGCATCTGCTTTCTCTTCTTCAGTCATTTCTATTAGAATCTTATCCCAATCCTGTATACCACCTTTACTGATTAGTCTTTTAAATAGTTCCCCGAATTTAAATTCGTACCCTTGTTCCTTGAGAGATTCAACTAATAAATTCCTGCCATCAGGGGATTGAGCGCTTTGGTACATTTGCATAAGTAAAGCAAGGTTTTGCTGTTCTAATTTTTGGTCTGCTGTATAAGTAGAACCAGAAACGATTTCATAATCATATAACTCAGACTTACCTTTCTTAACTTGTAATGTACCTTTCTTTTTATCGTATCCGTCTTTAACTTCTGGATAACTTCGGGCTATATTCTCTATCTCATCTGGAAAAAGTCTTAGAGTAATATCGGAAGATTGTTTCTTTGATAAAAGGTTGCAGAATTTTCGCATTACTTGGGTTAGATATTGTTCCATAAAAAAGCGATCTGCATTATCACGAGTATTTTCACGTTGTTGTTGCATCTGTAGAGCTTGTGGAGTTTTACCGAAACCTGGATCAGTTGAAGCTTGTACTGTAGTATCTGTTGTACCAAATAAGTTAAGTAGAGAGGCTGTAGCAGTCCTATAAACGTTGTTAAATTCTGCAATACCTTGAGGGGACAAATTCATAGCCTGTGCAGCGTTATTAATTTGGTTTCGAACTAACCATTTAGCCGCTTTAGAATACTTAAGCGAAGACATCGAAGCTATATTATCTTTATTTACCAGAATTGGAGGAAAAATTGACATCGCAACTCCATCTAAATAGAGATTCCAAACTGAATTAACGGTCTTTTGTAGCGACCCACCTCTTTCAAAGTCTGAAAAGCCCATAAAATCATCTAATAAAGGAATGGAATACTTACATTTGACTGGTAGGTCGTTATCATCCTGAGGATTCTTCTGATCTCTAAATTCTAAATCAGCATCTACACAGTAGTCTACCCATCTATCTCTCTCAAAACGTGTTAAGATTTCAAAATATCCTTTCTTTTTAGCTGGTTCACTTTGTGCATAGATATTATCTTCCCTTTTTGAAGTAGAAGTAGAGGTATCACGGTTGCTTTTACTTCCTGTTTTCTCTTTAAGAATGGAGTTTAGTTTATCCACGTTCTTATATCCATCTCTTTTACCCAATGATTCAAAATATGACATAGGTTTCCAGGTCCTAATAATAATATAGTCTGAGTCTTCTAAAGAAACTGCACCAACTTGAGGAAAAACATCTCTAATATTAATTAACCATACATCAGGTCCTACATAACCATTGGGCTTAACGTCCCAATCCATTAAAGTAAAGAAGTTGCCATAGATATTTGAATACATATCTACCATTCTCATTTTGGTTAGGAAGTCAAATTGTGCATTGGCATTGGGGATAACGTACTTCTCAAGTAAAAGGTTCTTGAGCATTGCATCTCCTATATCATTGGAGGACATTCCTCTTACCTTACCTACCATAAGCTGAGACATAACCCTGTAGGAACGCTCAATAGTTAGAGTAGCAAGCTTAGGGTCAAAGACATTAGATTTAGTGGTTTCGGAAAGTTGATCGTTTAGTTGATTGTGGAATAATTGCTCGGCTTGATCCCATACCTTACGTTTATCTCGAAGATAATCCTCGGCTGCACTACGTTGTGTTCTAATCTCTTGCGTTAACTCTGACATAAAAAAAGAGACACCCTTTAAGGATGCCTCGTCCCACTTTGATCGGTGGGTATTTAGCAAAGATAATGTATCACTGCTATTCCTCTTTTGTCAACTGGTATTTTCTTCTACGGTTTTTCACTATGTTGAGTGTTGGGAGTTGTGCTATTCCTTTGAGTAGTTGGATGTTGAAGGTTATCTGTCCGAAGGGAGTTTCCTGTACTTCCCTCTCTATTATTATGTGCAGTGGAATGTTCGATTGTAATTTCTGTAAAAGTAATTGATTTGAGAGTAAGATATTTTCGGGCATCGATATACTCCATTATTACACAATCTACTATTCTATTATCGTTGACCCGTAGTATAAATGTCAAGAGCCCGTCCTGTTTACGTTTAATTTCATCCTCTATATCTATGTGAGCTTGAGAGTTGTGTGGACTTATTTCGAGTGCGTAGTTCATCTTCGAAATGGATATCTTATAAGCATCATCCATAGGGTGTGACGCAACATAACCCATTTATGCCAGTATCCCCTAATTGGTTGCTGATCAATATATGAAGTAGTGTCATACTTTTCCCAATCAAATAGTAAAGTTCGCCAAAACACCTTAAATTCATGCCACCATCCTCTTATCTTCCACATTAATAATACCCTCCTTGAAACAACTTGGTATCATCTGGGATATCTTCGTCAAATGTATCGTTGTTTCTAAGTCCTTCGAATGCATAGCGTATTGCATCCATTAAGTGATTGAAGATTCCTATTGGCTCATTGACTATCTTTCCGTCTTTATCAGTCTCCCATAGATAATTACGATATTCCTTCATTAGATTGATGGAGCGTTTAGTTACACTTATACGTTGCTGCTGTACGAATTGTATACCTTGCACTACTGAGTCTTTACCTTTGATGGTAGGAATAATATTAACGCCATAACTCTTGATCTCGTCAATACTCTTAGGTTCTGCTGAGTCTGCTATCACTACATTCTGAGGATTAGATAGGTTAAGAACTACATCTGCTAATTGTTTATTAGTCATACCCTTTTGATATAACTGTTCATCAAGTATATAGCCACCATTGTAATAGTAAATATCTACTAAGGCTGAGGGGTCATTACTGTAGCCGAAGTCTAGTCCTCTCCTCTCCAGTCTTGCTTCGTGGGGTATTTCATCTATTAATGCCCAATCTCTATATATTCGTTGTTCTACATCTCCTAATTGTCCCTCTCCATATACTTTCCACCAGCTCTTGTTGTACCTTCGGGCTTCTATGGCTTGTACTATCTCAGGAGCCAACCCTTCGTTATCTTTATAAGTTAGGATGAGGAAGTCATAATCCATATTGGGTACTACTTCTGTGTACCACCAGAACTCATTAATAGGGTTCCAGTCTAACCATATTATCTTCTTGGTACGAACTTCTAACTGAGTGTATATGTCGTAGCTTATGTTGTTAGCTTCGTTTATAAATAATATGTCTCTACGCGGGCCTCTTACCTTTCCTGGCTGATCTGCACTAAAAAACTCTATCTTAGCCCCTGTTGAGAATGTATAAATATAGTCAGTCATATTCCAGTTCTCTGGTCTAAAGTACTTGTGCTCTTCCATTATCATTAGGAAGTCTCTTATTGCACCTCTTTTTAAGTGGGGGAAGGTTTCTGATACTACGGAGAGTAATTCGTTAGGATGAGTCTGAGCACGTTGAATCATCCATAGTAGAATTGAGATGGTCTTACTTGCTGATGTACCACCTGATACACCACGTATTCTCTTACGTAATTGAAAGATCTTATCTGTGGCAGTTGTTCTAATCATTTGATTCTTTTGAAGAATTTATTTAGTGACTCTGAACCCCAAGGAGCAACGGGAGAAATAGGACCTGAGGGACTATTAGACCCTGAAAATAGATTGACTCTTTTCTTTTTCCTTTTCATTCAGCTTTGAGAGAGCCTAGTATTGGTTGTACGTTTACTTGTACTAATGTACTTGGATCGTTCTCTTTCATACCATGATTTACCTTTAATAAGAATATAGCCATTGCTGCATTTACTTCCTTACCTCCATACATTCCATCATTCATTAGTTGTTCCTTCTGTCTTTCTAATATCCTTTTTATTGACACGGAAAAATCCTTATTCTTTTTGCTCCATTCTTGTATAGTATCTGTGTTTACATTGAGATAGCGGGCTAATCCTTCTAGTGTTGGCAATTGGGTCTGTTCTCTGCCACAACTTTTTATATACTCCTCTATTTGAGAATATGTTTGTGGGGTTAGTTTTGTTGGTCTTCCTACTTTCATGTTGTTACTTTCCTTCCTTCATTATACAACATCCAATTGTGGTAGTCTTCAGTCTTATAGGTTACTTGGTATCGTAAGGGTAAGCGGTTTCGTCTTGCTATTAAAAAGCGGTGTCTTCCATCCACTATCTCAAGATCTGGAGTAACATCTATAGGTATAAGTTGACCCTCTGTTAATATTTGTCTTTGGAGTAGCCTCATGTAATCGTGGGAAATGGGTCTGTGATACTGGTTGTATAATTTAAACTGTGAGTAGTCTGTGGTCTGTAAGATAGGCATTTCCACCCCAAAATGCGCTATTCGAAAATCTCTATCATTTTCTAATCTATCATAGAACTCTCTCATTCAATTTTCCTTTCTATCCTAGCTATAAAAGCTCCAATACATATCATTGTAGCACTTTGAATTTGGGGAGGGATAGTTCTTCCTTCTAATGCCAGAATAACCATTCCTACCATCCCTGTAAGCATCACTATTCCTATTGCCCAAACAAATAGTCTATCTATTGAAAAAGGAGTATCGGCTAAATCTTTAAGCAGTCTTTTCATGATTTGACTTTCAAGCCTTCTCATCTGATATTAGCAAATAAGGCAGGAAACTGCTAATCGAGTAAAAACGCTTTACTTATCTCAACCCACTAAAAATATGTGTGAGTTTCAAAATGACCTCCCTCTTATTTTAGCCGCTTCTACCCAACAATCTTTATGATACTGTGGAGGATTTCCTGCTCTTGCCCTTTGTAGTCTTTGGTAATTTAGGGGTATTTCCCTTTTACAATAGAGACAGATAAATTTCATGGCATACCCTTCTTATAGAATAACTTCTTTAATTCTCTATATAATTTCCAAGCTTTATCCCGTGATTCTTTATATTCATCAATCATATGAGAATGACTAATACAAGTTGTATATCTTCCTGTTGCTGTTACTTCTTTTGATCCACAAACGTCACATTTCATTTCTTCCCTACGATAATAAAAGTCCAAAGAAATAACAGAGCCATCAATATCCATATCAATATTCCTATTATAATCACTTCTTCCCCTCCAACTCAACCAACGCTATTCTTCTTAATTCTTCTTCTGACATCTTAGGGTTACTTACTCTCCATATTTTCATATGTTCAAAGATTCTTCCTTCCCTATACCCTACCTTCTCTGCTTTGTCCCAGAGGGTAGAAGCCCATATCTCTAATTCGTCATATAATTCAAAAGGTAGAATTTCCGCTAACCTACCAAACTTTTGTGCAAATTCTTTTGATACTTTGCTCTTTTTCATATGTTCCTTCTAATAGCTTCTTGCGTCAAGCTCTCTAGGGTATGTAGGTGTTTTTCTTTTTCATGTTTAATTAATTCTCTCTTACTAAATCCCCCTCTTACACAATAAAAGCATTCATATTTCTTAACCCGTATAATCTTAGAGTTGGGTTTAGTCATTTCATTTGAAAATATTTAGTATGTTTTTTAGTATCATGTATTTTCAAAGCAACTTCAGTTCTAAATTTCTTGCCACACTCCTTACATTTATATCTTAAAAACGGATAATTAAAACTCATTTTGTTTTTTCTAAAACCTCCAATATATCTTCACAAGCAGTAAAATATCCTTTATCAAATTTGTCTGCTTTTGGAACTGCAATTCCTTGAAATTTCTTTATCTTCCTTATTACCTCCTCCTTGTAATTAGAGCGTTCACGGGCTAGGAGGTTGTTTATCCATATCATCCCTTGACCCGTTAAAAAGTTTCTAACTCCATATCTCATGTCCTCATTTCTACCACCTTGTTTTACCCATTCATTAAAATATGGTTGCCAATCTGTGTCTTTTGGTTGAGGGGCAGACAGAACTTCAGGGGGTTCCTTGCTAAGATCAATTGCAACACCTTTTTTGTTGAGTTTATAGTGCTTACCACCTATCCACGCTTCCTTAAATAACTTCTCTTTCTGTAATGGGTTATCTTCCACAGGCTTACCTAGTCCTCCCCAATTACAATGTTCGCATTTCCAACGACCACTATGACATTCGCAGTCGCATTCCCTAACCTCTGGTTTATCCTGGATGGGTTCTGGTTGGCAGTCTATGTGGCAATCGTTTTCCTTCGGTTTTCCACACCTACAAAGCCCTACATTTAATCCTTCTCCATATACACTTTGAAATTTGTGGTACGAGCACTTTGGTTTCTCTATTCTTTTTAACTCACCTTTCCAAACTACGGAGTATGGTTTGTCCTCACTCGTTGCTCCATAGTCTATCGGAGTTCCCGTCCACACCTTATCCTGTGGTTTGGAGAAGTATTCATCAATATATTTATTCACTACTTTTTGACCTTTTTTGCTCATTAAGAACTTACAGGCTTTTAAAAGGGCTGGTTCTGTGGGCTTACATTCTAAATCACAACAGTTAGTATTTTGAACTTTTTTACATACCCAAACCTTAGTTTGTTCTATGGGCTTACATTGTTCGCAGGAATGAGCCATTGTATGCCAGTTTTGACACTCTATTTTTTGATGGCATATACACTCACAAGGCTCTTTCTCCCCTTTAGGTAGGGCAACACCTTCATAAAACCCTTTATGATAGGCTCGTTCTACATCATCTTGTGTTATTTTTTCTTTTTTCTTTTTATAATTATTCTTTCTGTGCATATGAGCTATATGAACCGCTAGACTTTTTTTAGGTCTAAAAGTTTCTAATTCTTTTCCGCATTCTGGACAATTTATTTTTTTCATATCTTTTCTAGTTAATAGAGTCAATTTCTATTTTTATGCTCCTTCTCTGTTTCAAAATTCTTATTCATATCTACTTACCCTGTTTTCCTTTCTCTCTAAAATAAGTCGTATGCGTCCTCTTAACTCCAATATCTGTTAAGATATCCGTAGCTAGTAACCACAAAATGTTTGATAGGGCTATCTTAGTTCCGTGATATTTCTGGTCATCCTCAAATAATTTAATTAGTGTCTTAGTTATTTTCATAATTCACCACCCTTCTCCTTATCTATGGGTTGCAAGAAAGCAAGCGTTAACAGTCCAAGGTGCTTACATTTTTTATTCTTACAATAATAC